GGTCAGCCGCCTCAATAGCGCGGAAGTTTTGGCGCATCTGTTCGTCATTCGGAGGGTTAAGTTTAATCACCGCATACCTCCAAGTTCGATATCAATGCGAGGGTTGCCCACACGCCAATCAGCACCCACAACGCCTTCAACACGCATAGCCACCTGCCGCCCTGTAAACCGGACTGATGTAGGGTTAGCCATCTGGTAAGGGCCAAAAGGATACTCTTGTGCGTTAGGGTAGAAACGTGTGGCAAACCGTGCCTGCACCTGACCCTGTGTTTTCTCGTCGGGGTACAAATACTTGACCATTGCCACCTGCTCACCGCCATTAACCTCTAGCGGCCCCGTCTGTGCGAACGGTGTGCGACTGTCGTATGCAAAACCGATTTCATGCTCATACAGCACACCGTCTGAACCGACACGCAACGGGACAGGGAATACGGAGTTATCTACGCCAATGGTGCGAACCATGCTGCCCACAGACCAGTGATTCTCCCGATAGTTGTATGTGACATAACTATCAACCTCCATACCCGCAGGGTAATACCAAGTGACTTCCCCATAATCGTTATTGTGAACAGTCCAGACTTTGTTGAGTTGCCCACGGTTGATGCGACCAAAAACGTAGTCACCCACATCACTCGGAATGTTCCGCACAAAACCATCAAAGGCAAAGAAGCCGTTATCGTTCATCCACAGCGCAAGTTTATCGGCTACCACTGCACCGTTGCGTGATACACACCCGCAGCCGTCACCGATACGCTCAAAACCGTACACCAATGGAGGGCCGAGGTAAGAAGCAACGTGCGCGTCTGTGCTGGTCAGAATAAGTGTCTGACCACGCACTTTCAGCGCGGTCATAATTTCACCGGAAGTGGCTAGTTCAAAGTCACCCGCTTGCGTTGTGGCTGTGATGTTCCAGTTAAACAGGTTCTCTTGATCGCTCCACGCAATACGCCGACGATTGCCACCGGCCTGCAAGAGAAAGACGAACCGTTCGTCTGTGACCAACACACCCTTGTTGTTGATGGGAACTGTTCCGGCGGTGGCTACTACTGGAACAGCCGTGGCGGTGATCAAATCCCAGTAGAACAAGCGTCCATCTTGTGACTGCACAGCCACCAGAAACTCACCGAAATTGTCCATCGCCCACGTTGTCGCAAAGTCGGTGATGTTCTGTCCTGTGCGTGGTGTGCCAAACGTGTTAATACCGTATGCGCCACCACCGTAACCCGTGTTCACATTGTTGTCAGCAAAGCCCACCACGATGCCCGTAGGTGTAATGTCCTGCGTTACCGCAATGTTGGAGCCGATAGCGTACAGGTTGGTGTGTGTGCCGATAGCGCCGTATCGGTCAGCGTTGTTTGCTCGCCATGTATGAATGCCGCGAGCCTTGCCCATGACGGTCACAGACGAGTTGTTAGCCGTCTTGTAGACACGCCACCCACCAACGGGGCGCAAGGTGCCTTCAAACCACCGCACAAGGTCAGCGTCATAGTACCGTCCCTGACTTTGGTACTCCGTACCTTGACGGTATACACCAGGTGGGACTTTCAGGCTCACGAGCATGGCTTAACCCTGCTGATTTGATTCGATATTGTCGGGCTTTTTGTCTGCTGTGACAACACCAATTACACCCGCCAAGCCAATGCCAAGCGCCACAATTGCATCAGCCATTGCAGGAGTAATGACGCACCCGGCAGAGGTGGCAATCAGCACCAGACCGCGCCATGTTGAGGGTTCTTTTGCGCGTTGCAGAAGGTAGTCTTTCATCTTCAAATCTCCATGAGGTTAGCGGCAATTCGACGTGCCCAGCCTTTGCCAAACTGCTCCCAATGGCGCAGATTGGTCATGAGTTCAAGCCTTGCGCCGTTCATTCTGGCAATCGTTATCGTGACGGGCTGCACCTGTGCCGCGCCGATTGTCTGCGGGCCAATCTGCCCGTCGTCTTTAACCCGCAAGGCGCGTTGCAGCAATTGAACCGCAGTGCCGACACCGCTGTTCACAGCACAGTCAAATACATCAAAGCGCAGCTTCTCGGGCAACTCATCACAGCGGCACTTGTCCCAATACCTCGCCTTGTAAATGGCTTTTGCGACCTGCTGCGGCATGTCACGCATTTCACCCACGTATCCTGCTTCACGGGCGACTTTGAGAGTCACGCCCCACATAGTTTCAAGCCCCGGGTCTGATGGGTGGTTGCTGTAACCCCCCTCATGCCCGATTAAGCGCGTGAATGCGTCGTCGAAGTTCACTTCGCCTCCAACGCCGCAATGCGGTCTGTGAGAGCTGCGTTTTTTAACAGATCAAATAAAAACGCCTGCGCCTGTTTCATCGCCTCTGTTTCGCCAAGTTTTGTCACCGAAAATCTCTTCACTCAACCCTTTGCAGCTTTCAGAACGGAGTAATACTTGAAGGCTTTTACAAACTCCACTCGAACCCTGATGGTTTTGTTTGAGTTGTTCTGCTCAATGGTTGCGACCCTGAGATTTGAAATCACGTTGTTTGACCTGTTTCGATCAATGTGGTCAACGATCTTATTTTCAACGTCAACCCCATTAAGCTGCAAAACAAGGCGATGACAGGGGTACAACTTACCGTCAATTTTTACGGCATAGTACCCGTCTGTCTTTCTGTACCCTGCGTTGTCACCGGCTTTAACGCATCGGCTTACATCTCTTTTCCACTTCAAGCCACTGGGACTTTCTTCAGAATAAAAAAGCAGTGACGAGACTTTATCGTTTGGAAGATGTTTCATTCCTTTGCCTCCAGCTCTGCAACACGCTTACGCAAAGCCTGCAACTCAGCAACGATGTTCGCCATAACCTCTGATGTTGATGCGTCAATGGCTTGATAGACAGGCTTGCCCTCTTCGTCCACAGCATCGGGCTGACCTGTTACGGCATCAGGGACAATTTGCTGAAACTCGTCAGCAATAAAACCGGCAGATTTGCCTGTCTTTCCTGATGCTTCATTCCAGTCCCAAGTCTTGGGCTGTAGTGCGTCAATAAAGTCGCCTGAGCCTGTCAGCGGTTGTGGGTTGTCTTTTACCCTGCGGTCAGAAATGGACTGGTACAAGCCGGTGGAGTTTTGTACTGTGCCGTTGGCGAGGACTTTGTAAGTTACCGTCCCACCGTTGATTCCTCTATATAGGTCAGAGTAGCCGTTTGTGGTCGGCATCTGCGAAAGATGCACAGACTCACCGCCAGTTGTTGCAGTCCCATAGACCGCCAAACCAAAAGGCCCATTGCCGTTGATTTCAGGAATGGCGCTATTTACACCTGCGTTATACACCCCCGTATTGCTCGCCTTAAAAAACCCCCCGCTGGTGATGCGGGCGCGTTCTATGTTTGCACCAGTGCCAAAAACCAATGTGCTTCTGGCAAACATGAGGCTTTCGCCCCCAGCAGCGTTATCAATCAGCAGATAATCGTTTGCGGTTGAACCAACAACAGAAAGCTTGCCTTGTGCTGTGGTAGTCCCCACCAACAGATTGCCACCCTGCGTCAGCGTCATCGCCTGACTGAACGTGATAGGTGCGCCTGCTGTGCCGGAGGGGGCGGTTGCCCAACTATGCTGCCCTAAACTTTGCGTATATCTTGTAGCAGTTGCCGTGGTTAGGTATCTCTCAACTGAACCGTCAAAATATACGTTTTGACCTACACTTGTAGAAAGATTGTTAAAGTTTTGAAGTGAGGATGTTCCGCCTACTTGAAAGGCTTTGACTAGACTACCCCACGCACTCGGCACAACACCCAGACCTGCGTTGCCTGCATTATCAACCGTCACCTTAGTCGTGCCGCCTGTTTGCAGTTCAAGCGTGGTTGCGCCGTTTAGTCTAGGCGCTGTGATGGTGCCCGTTGCAATCAGAGTGGTGACGGAGGTGGAGCCGGTGACAGTCAGAGGCCCGCTAACGGTATCGCCTGCACTGCGATCAAATATCTTAGGTTCAAGCGCGTTGAAGTAGTTGTTGAGGATTGTTCCCCATTGATCGGCATCAGCGCCAACGTCGGGAATCTCAATCAAAAATCGGGTGGTGTTTGCCATCAGAATTGCCTCGCTTTAGCTTTTAGTCCGCTTGTTGCCGTCTGTGCCCGGTCATCTTCAACGCTCAGTGCGTCTACAGCACCTTGGTAGTACGTAGCCCATGTGCTGATACGACCATCTTCTTTCAGGTAAGGCGCGGAGTTAATCAGCGCGCCGTAGAGGTAAATGTCGGGAGCCTTCGCCAGTAACCAATTGCTCTGAGACATTGCCGACAGACGCGGAATACTCTGATAGTAGGTCAGTGTGGCGGTATAAGCCGAATCAGGTACGGGCAAGAACTGAAAGTCATTGCCGATAACTGTGAATTCAGTAGGTCGCCCAACAGCAGAGAAAGCCGCCTTGAACTGCGCCATGCTGTCAATCGTGCGGAAGTTAAGCAGGCGCACGGGGTTGGTGTTCAGCACAATCGAACGAGTCTCTAGGAAGTCAGCCGGTAGCGGTTCAAGTTCGCCGTCAATGGTGATTGACGTGCTTGCCAACATCTGGCGTACACGCAACTGGCGTTCCGTCTGCGTCTCGCACAAGGCGATGAAGGTGGGGATTGCTGCCTCTAAATCCGTTCGGTTGAGGGTGTCAGCGATAACGGTTTTCAGGGAGTCGTAGGTGTTCATACAACCGCCTTACGCACCATGTACGGCTGCGCTTCGGGGTCAGTGAGAATGCGCCACTGCTGGTCTTTCTCAAACCAACCGCGCTCTTTCCATTTGCGGGTCAGTTCATGCGGAACACCGCGCATGACTATCTTGCCATCGCCCCATCGGTCTAGCGATGTGGTCATGTTGCTGATGGATTTGTTTTCCTCTACAACCTGCGTCATGTCGCGGGTCGTTTGCAGGGTCATTGCCCCGTCATCATGGAAGTGGATTTTCTGGACTGTGCCAGATAGGGGGTTTGCGTATACGGTTCTTGAATCCATACAGCCTCCTTTTCATCGCAGATTGTACGATAAATCAGAGGCTTGGGGTAGTGTTTATGTGGGCATAAGGTCAATGGATTCAAATACGTTAGGGCATTCCTTCATACGCTCTAGCGTTGTCGCTCTTGCCCATTTTCGGCACTCCGACACCAGTTCTAGCTGCGCCCATGTGTAACCCGCGCGAATGATTTGCCCCTTTGCGTTACGAATCAACCCTTCTTTTTCCCGCAATGCAATGTAGCGCAAAATGTTTTCAGCGTACTGTTTCTTTACGCTTTTCATGTAAGGCAAAATTTCATTGATGACCAATCTAGTCGCAACCCCGTCAAGACGTAAGTTTTTACAAACCAAGTTACCTTGAAAAGACGCTTCTGACGATTTAATTTTAGTCATACACCATCTTGGAAAAGCGTCAGTAGTCCCCTCACAAAAACCATTCATCAAATTCCAGCAATGTTCAAGAATCCCTTTATCAGTATTTGATACAGAAACGTACGGCGTAATCCTCAAAAGCCCATCCTTTTTAATGTGCGCTTGAAAACTTACTGTCCCCTCGCCCTCAATAATGCCCGCTAGATATGCAACGTCTGCCACTGAAAATTTACTCATTTCAAACCTCATTGTATTAGCCGAATGAGTATTGTAAAACATCTGACTTCGGTAGACAACAAAAAACCCCGCTTTTTAGGGCGGGGCACTCAAGTCAGCTAATACCTGAGATTTAAGACACTATCAGGTTGTCGTGAGGTCGGCCACAAGACCCAAACCTTTTTCATTCGAGCATTCCAAGCCCCATTCTGCAATGCAGAGGAAGCGGCGTGCGTCCGAGTTTTTACTCATCTCTTCGCACTTATACGGGCGCAGGGTGTTGATGGACACGTAATCGGTATCAACAAAAATCGCATCTCGTTCGCGCTGGAAAGCGTTAGGCACAATCGCCAGCAGGCCAAAATCTGAAAGATAATAGTCTGCTGCACCGACGATGGTTGCAGGTTTTTTGTTTGTTTCGGTACGCAACTGAGCGATACCGGCGAACATGCTGAACTTCTGCTTGTTCACTGGGCCAACCATGACCATGTCGGTCTTAGCACCGTTTTTGTAAAGCTGTTGCAAAACCGACTTTACTTGCGTTTCGCTAAAGGCACGTTGCGTGCCGTCAGTGCGTGTGCCGGTCGGAATGTTGGTGTAAGTCGGGTTTGCGCCGCCTGCACCAATATCGGTGTTGGTCTTAATGAAGGCCAAAACCGAACCCGTCTTGCGGGGGTTGGTGGTAGCGTCACCGGCTGCTGCGGCTTGGTTGGACAGCAGGATAGCTTCCGCGTCACGGCGAATTTCCAGACCCTTCAGAATCTTCTGATAATTGATTTCAGAAGCGCGGCCTGCCTTCTTAACAACTTCCTCAGTCTCGGAGATGAGGAACGTCTTACGCATAATCTGCGTGTAGTTACCAACGCGAACCGTCGGGGTAACGGCAGCGTATGTTTGTTCATCGCCCTCTAATGCAGCATTGTTAAGATCGACAGCCGCGAGATCCTGCTGTTGCCATTCAAAGAAGGTGTTGGAAACAGACTTCTTGCCAGCGTTGGAGATGAAGGGGGTTTCCTCCATTGCCACGCGGGAAATAACGTCGGAAAGTTCTTCGCGGATGCCTTTGGCGGCAAATGTGGTAAAGGTATTGGTGGCTACAGCCATGATGAATCTCCAGAATTAAGATTTAAGAAAACTGAGTAAAGCCGCTGCGTCTCTAATCGAACCTGTCGAATTAAAACGCTGCTCGGCACGTCTTTTGGCAGAGTTATCTACAGTCCCCTTTGTACCAGGCTTGACCACTTTTTGAGGTGCAGGCTTTGATTGCTCGACAGTCTGCTTTTTGCTCATCAACTGGTCATACAATGCCGCTTTTCGCAAAGCGACGATTGCCCTATGGTCAAAGGCTTGCGCCAGTTCATCATCAGAAAAGCCCAACTTCTTACCCTGCTCGATAACCATCTGCTTCTCGGTCTTTGCCCGTTCCGAGTCTTTCCACTCGGGGACAACTGCCAACAAAGCCTGACGCTCACGCTCTAGGGTCTGAGCCATTGCTTTCTGCTGCTCAACTTGCGCCAACTGCTGCATACGTTGCTGTTCAGCGGCGATCAACTGCCGCTTCTGCTGCCCTCGCTGCCATTCAGTCCATTGAAGCGAATACTCAATCGGGTCTGTTGCTCGCAACGTGTCCCAATCGGGTTCTGCCCCTGCGGTTTGCTGTAATTGCTGCTCAAGCGCACCCAACAACTGTGCATACTGCTGCCGTTCACTCGCAATCTGCTGGTACTCAGCCTCAAACGCCTTACGCTGTTCGGCTAATTCCTGCGTCTTGCGCGTGTAGTCCTTCTGCCGCATGTAACTGGCTTTAAGCTCGTCACGATTGACCGTTACCGTTTCACCATCAACTTCAATGGTGATCGCTTCCGGTTCCGCAACTTGCTCAGGCTCGTCACCTTCGTCTTCAGAACCATCATCAGATTCAGGCTCATCGCCTTCTTCTTCAGACTCAACCGTTTCAACCTCATCGGTCTCTTCGGTCTGTGCCTCGACTTCTCCCTGTTCTCCGGTTTCTTCCGGCAGAGGTGCATCAAGTGCTGC